TTGCGGTCTGTCAAAGCATCAAATCACATACACCTGACATTCAACCCTATCTCGAAAGAAAGCTGGATTCACGACTATTTTTTTAAGTCCGACCTATACCAGCCGTTTACCCTGAAAACCACCTACCTAGACAACCATTTCACGCCGGACAGCCAGCGCAATGAATTTGAGATCCTGAAGGTAAAAAAGCCGGATGAGTACGCGGTTTATGCGCTTGGTGAATGGGGCAGCCTGAAACAGGGGCTTGTGTTTCCTGAATACACTATCGTACCGGATTTCCCGACCGATTGTAAAAAATGGGGTTACGGCCTGGACTGGGGGTTCTACCCTGACCCGACGGCATTGGTAAGATGTGGCATAAGCGGCGGAAAATTATTTCTGGACGAGGTAATCTATGAAAACAACCTTACCAGTGCCACGCGTTCGGAAATGATGAAAACGCGGGGCGTACTTCCAACGGTGAAGATCATTGCAGACCCAAACCCGGAGGCCATTGCCGAAATGCGTACAAAGGGGTTTTACAACATTGAGGCGGCAAAGAAAGGCGAAGGCAGTATCAAGGCGGGGCTTGCTCAGATGCAGTCTTTCCAGATATGTATTACAGCCAGGAGCGTTAACCTAAAGGCAGAACTGGACAATTACGAATGGGAGAAAGACAGAATGAGCGAAAGCCCGACAGGAAAGGCAATTGACGCATGGAACCATGCGATAGACGCGGCAAGATATTGGACAATGGCCAACGCAATAACGCAGCAAGTCCGCGTACATTCAACAGCTAGATAGTATCTTTGTAGTATGAAAAATAAAACACCTCTCCAGGAATTAATGGCAGCAATTTACGATCTGCCGCCTTTGGCCGTTTACGAATGGATGGAGGCTAATAAAAAACGCCTACTGAAGGACGAGCGCGAAATGGTCGCGAAGGCGTTTGATGGGGCTGTAGACTATTATGACGGAGTAGATACGGATGAAGTGCCTGAAGGGTTTGGATTGTGTCAAGAGATAGCTTACGATTATTACGACACCCGATATGGCAAATAATTATAGCATGGATTTTAAACTAATATTTAACGGCGATTTGCAAGACTGGTATCCAGTGGCAAAGCTTAAACACACCTCAACGCTAAGGGCAATCGCTGGGGCTGCGCTTTCGGCAGGATACCGACTATTTATGTCAGACGGTAAAATATACCACTGCTTTACTTCTGGCGGGGTAGTTGGGTATGTTAAAACGGGCGCAAAGGATGGTGGCGAACACATATTAAGCAAACGGAAAGTATATATGGCATTCCCTGACGTACACTTAAAAGTTGAGTTTAGGCTTAAGGAGTTTTGCAAGGATGCTTTATCGGTAGGGAAGAACTTTATTTCGTTTGATGGTTCGATCTATTTTACGAGTGCGTTCCTAAACGGCAACCCGTCTGATATTACCCCCGAAATAATATTTCCCATGATTTCAACCGATAAGTACTACAATGACGAGATATTGATCTCGCTTTGTATTGAGGGCTCCACAGCCCGTTAACCCAAAATACCCCAATTTGCGGGATACACTTGCAAAAGTGGCCAAATAATAGTATTATTTTTGTGCAAACAAACACGCACTAATACTATGGCTTGCACTGTTGTACTTCCAACTGTCTCCTTTGACGATACCTGTCAAACCATCAAGCGGGGGCAAGTTTTCAAAATACGCGTTACGCGACCTACCACAGTAGACCAACTTACCGACGTTACCGACCTATCCGAGTGGACAACCCGCATTGACCAGGATGACGTTGTTTCTGCCGCAAACGTGGCGTGTAAAATCCGGGAAATGTCCGGTATTGGCGCGTGGGCTGAAGGCGAAGTGACAGAGGTTGATATTCCACTCGATCAAGTGTACAGCGTTGCAGGTAACAAGGTTTTGACTTTCAAAATTTACGACCTGACAGCCGCAAACTACGCCGCCCTAATCGCATGGCGCGCAAACGGCACTACTCAAGTAAAAATCTGGACAGAACAGGACGATACCATTTTCGGCGGTGACGCTGGAATTAATGGCAGCCTTCGCGCTGACATCGTGGTTCCTGAAGGCCGTACAGAGTTCCAATACGGCCAAATCACATTTACCACAAAGAACAGCCTCAATGAGGTAACTACTTCGCCTTTCCCTGGAATCGGAGCATAACTACTGACGTAATATAAATACAAAAGCCCGGCCTGAATCAATACGGGTCGGGCTTTTTTCATTATGACGCAAGCAGAAATAAACCAGCGATTGATCCAGGTTGCAGCCGATAAACGGAGGCACCCAAACTATAAGCGCACGGTATCACTTGCGCAGAAGTACACTGCCCTGTCCACAGGTGAAGGTATCGAAAAATACATGCTTATCTATTCCCGTCGGGAGGACAAAGCCCTTTTCAAATCGCGGTGCGAGATTACCAACCAGATCACGCCATCTATAATTGCAAACCTCTTTGCGTATACTGAAAAGGCGTTCCGGTCACATTACCGCCGGGAGGTAGGATACGGCGAAGATGAAAGCGCAGACATACGCACAACCGAATTTGAAACGCAGCTTGCAAAGTATGCGGGGGGCATGGGTGTAGATGGGTTCTTACGGGAACGCCTCATTGAGCTGAATTGCACAGACCCAAACGCCTGGATCATTCAGGAATGGAAGGACTTTGATGAATACCGCGAATATGCAGACCCTTACCCATTTGAGGCATCAAGCGAAATGGCGCTGGATTTCTTCTATGAGCGCGGAGACCTGCAATATTTGACGGTGCTTACCATGTTGCCAAATCCTGACAACCAGGACAAGCCACTAAAAAAACTTACCTGTTACCAAAAGAACTTTGCTTCAACGCTTCGCCAAACAGGGCGATTTACCGGCGGCAACAGCGAACAAATATTAGTCAACGGGGGCGAAGTAGCCATTGAGGGCGAAGTGTGGGCATACGATGAATTTCAGCACGGACTAGGCGAAGTAAAAGCGTTTCGCGCGGGATACAAGCGGGATAAGGTAACAAACGGTAGTACCTACGTTTGGCCCATCGAAGCGGCTGAGCCGTACCTAATGAAGTCGCTCAAAGTTGTTTCAGAGCTTGACCTGACGGCGGCAAACGTGGCAATGCCCTTATCAATCCGGTATGGGGATGAATGTGCCGCCCCTGGGTGCAATGCCGGATACGTTGGTGAGCATACATGCGGCGCGTGTCAGGGTAGCGGCAAAAAGCAAAGCCCTACTTCAGTGATGGAGGAAATCGTGGTGACGCCTATGCCGTCCAATCCAAATGACATGCTGGATTTATCCAAGATGCTCGTTTACGTTTCGCCCGATGTTTCCATTTTGACATGGCAACAAGGCTATGTTAAAGAACTGGCAGCCGATTGCCGCAGGGCATACTTAAATAGCGAAATATTTGACGGTAAGCAGATCCAGGAGACAGCAACGGGCAAGAGCATTGACCAGCAAAATGCCAATGATGTAGTTTATAAGTTTTTCAAGTTCTACGCTGAAGCGTGGCAGTTTACCGTGTACGCGGTGGCGGACATTACCGGAAAGCGGGACGGGCTTAACGCTCAAATCATTGTCAGCCGGGATCTTAAACTGAAGACCCTGGAGGAGTTAATGGCAGACCTGGAGAGTGCCAACACAAGCGGCGCGGGGCCGGCAGCCAGGCAAGCGATTGAATGGGATATGATGCGGATTATTTATGCAGACAATCCAAACGAGTTTAAAGAGTGGGAAATCAAAGAGCGCTTCAACCCATTTTCAGGGTACACAGAGGACGCTAAGATGGTATGGTCACAAAGCCCACTCGTTCCGCTTCAGCAGCGCGTTTTGTATGCGAATCTGGGCTACATCTTTGACCAGATCACTTTCGAGAATGACAATTTTTACAAGCTACCCTACCAACAGCAACGCGAAATGGTGGGCGCTAAAGTATTGGAAATAATGGGGACGCTCAGTGAGGGCGCACCCGCACCCGCCGAAATATGAACGAACTTTTAAAAGCCATAGCAGATTGGGTCGAAGGCTTTGAAAGTGATTTTGAGGTGTTCAAAAATGCGCTTGAAAAGGAGCTGCGAGGCGTGGAGGCATCGCTTTACAGGCGAATACTTGCCGACATACTGCCTGCGCTTGGAGTTGAGGATGGCAAGCTAAAGGCGGGTGTTTCAAATCTGGCAAAGGCCAATCTGATAGAGCGCGTTTTCGATGAACTAGGCGACAATGACATGAAGCCGGTATTAAAGCAGTTTGCCGAAAAGCTGCTGGAAATATCAGGGCGCAATGCTGACTACTACCTATTGACCGGACAATACGCGGCGAAGGTGGAGCGCATTGCAAAGGACGTTTCACATATCCGGGCAATCATTGGCATTGACAAGAACGGAGAGCTTTTAAATAACGGGTATCTATCCAGGTTGGGGCGCAATGATCTGGCAAGGGAGCGGCTAAAGACATACCTACTTACCAGCATAGCAACGAAGCAGAATGTTACGCAGTTTGAGCGCGGTTTGCGTAGCCTGATTACTACCACAAAGGACGTAGACGGCGCGATCATAGGGTACTGGAGACAATATGCCTTTGACACATACGCGAAGGTAAGGGAGGTCGACAACTTGCACTTTGCAGATGAACTAAAACTAAACTACTTCATCTACCAGGGCGGGCTAATCAAGACAAGCCGGGCGTTTTGCATAAAGAAAAACGGCAAAGTATTCTCAAGAGATGAGGCGCTGCGCGATTGGCCAAAAGACCCGGCACTGATAGACCAAAAGCATTTGGCATCATATAAACCCCTGATTGACAGGGGCCGGAATAATTGCAGGCACTTCCTGATGTGGATCACTGATGAACGGGCGAACGAATTAAAAGGCACACAATGATACAACCTATAACCGTACAGGCTGGCAACTATGCCGTCAAAGACCTTTTCCAGAGCGAAGATGCGGACTTCGTGTTGCCGTTCAAAATGTACGACGACGAGGCAATGACAACCCCGTCCGTGCTTACTGGCCGGACCTTTTCGTTTGAGGTTTTAGACAACGCGGGCACAAGCCTTGGATTGTACGAGGTAGGTACAGGCATTGTGGTAGCGTCTAACTTGGTAACGGTCACGATTGAGCTGGAAGATTGGGCGACCTGGACAAAAAACTGTGACCTGCGATACGAGCTTAAACAGGTATTGACAACAGGGATAAGATACCCGCTATTAAAGGGTAAATTAAGACTTACAACCTAAACAAAACACGCAAACACTTAAATAAAAAAAACATGGCTACGTTCAACAAATTTAACTCCTTTGTGGAGGCAATCGCTGAAGGGGTACACAACCTCGGCACAGGTCAGCTAGTAGTGGCACTGACAAACTCAGCGCCAACGGCGGCAAATACCGTTTTGGCAGATATTACCGAAATATCTTACACCAACGTAAGCACCCGTAATATAACCACATCAAGCAGTGCGCAAACGTCCGGCACTTACAAGCTGATTCTAACAGACCTGGTCTTGACAGCTTCGGGGGCGGTGGGGCCGTTCCGGTACATAGTTATTTACAACGACACGCCAACAAGCCCCGCAGATCCGTTGATCGGGTACTACGACTATGCAAGCTCCATTTCATTGGCAACGGGGGAAACCTTTACCATTGACTTTGACGGTACAAACGGCTTGCTGACAATAGCATAAAATTAACGCATAATTCAGGCGGGGCAATTACACCCCGCCTGAATATAATATTCAGCAATGGCCTACACGAGCGGCATTTTTTATATAAATTTTGCCAGCGGATCAGACGCTGCGCGTACGGCTTTAACCACATGCACGGCATCCAACCCGTCGGGGTCAACCACGCGCATTAATAAGACCGCTCACGGCCTTGTTACGGGCGCGATCGTGGACTTGACGCTATTCACCGCCTGGCTAAACTCTGGCTGGAAGATCACAGTAGTTGATGCGGATAACTTCGACTTAGATGCGGCGACATGGCAGGCTACGGCAGACGCAAGTGGCACGGTAACGCCTCGCGGTGGGAGTAGCTGGACGGACGCGTGGTTAACCACAACTTCAGGGGCAACAGCGGCAAGGATTCAAGCAGGCGATTACATCCGATGTGCAAAAACAGCTGACCCCGTTTCTTTGGGGCAAAACGCTACCTGGACAGGCAATAGTCAGACGGTTACATTAACAACTGCGGTTACAAAGAAAATAGAGGACGCAATTTCTGGTTGGACGGCAGCAACGAACGTAACAGCCGGTACAAATGCAAGTAGAAAGCTTGGAGCTACATCATTGCAATTAACGCCTGCAGCTGGTTTTGCTGGGGGCAAGATGGCTTACAAAGCGATTGCCGGGGGTGGAACTCAGGATTTTTCTGCATATACAAGAGTCGGGCTTTGGTTTAGGCCAAATACGGCGGTAGGGTTTGCCGCGAATGATTTAAGGGTGTGCCTATGTAGTGACACAACAGGGGACACGATTGTTAACGCCCTAAACTTCCCCGCAACAAGCGCAAGCACCGGATGGGTCTGCCTGGATTTAGACTACGGCGGGGCGCTATCAGCCAGCATACAGTCTGTTGCGATATATTCGACAGTAGACCCTGGCACAACAGTCATAACTTTTAACAATATATTCGCGTCAAACGATAGCAGTATCAGCCTAAAAACGCTAATAGGTAAAACGGGCGATGTAAATTATAACATTCAGTCTATTGACGGGACAACCATTAAAATAGACAGTAATAACACTTCAGCAACTGGCAGGGGTTATTCAGGCGCAACATCAACAGAAGCCCTGTACTACCAGGTGCCAATTTATAGCAACGTTACAGGGAACTTAAATACAATAAACGAGGCCGGCTCAAAGTCTGTGGCAATAAACACCTTGAGCGGCGGGTGGAATACTTCAAGTGGTCTTGTTGACGGTCATACTTGTTTTGCAAATAACATTGTCGGCGTAGGTAATGCGTTTTCCCTTCAGACAATTTGGAGGTTCGAAAACTTCAAGTTTGCAAGGTTTGCGAGTATTGGAACAACTAACGTGAACTTTATCGAACTTGATAATATGATTTTTTGCGACGGCAGTACGGTGGTAAGCGCCACCGCCGTAACTGGATATATATTTAACAATTGCAAGTTTTTGAACATTTCAAACAATTCGGTTAGTATTACTGGGGGGGGGAACAGGATTTCAAATTCTACATTTTCAAATAATATCGGGTTTGGAATTGTGGTAGGCGGCGGGATTGAACTAATAAGCTGCACATTTTCCAATAATGCTTCTGGCGCGGTGAGCGCAAGTAGCGCTTCCTCCCCATTTGGAACGGGTGCCATCCTTATGCGTAATTGTACCGTGTCAGATTCATCCGAAGTTACCACGAGTACACATTATCCTATAGTTTATTCCTTCGACCATGACAACACGCAAGGGAATCACTGGATTTTTCACAGCGCCGCAACAATTAACTGGCAAACGACCACAAAGCAAGGATCTGATCCTGGAAGCTGGAAAACAAACATCACAAGCTCCGCAAGGAACACATACCATCCAATTATTTTTAAAATAGCGGAGGTCGCTTGCGCAGATTCGGCACTCGTAACCGTAAAGGCATGGGTAAAAAAAGACCATGCCTCCAACATAGCCGCTTCCATATACGTCGAAGATGCACTTTACAACATTACCGGCGTAGTAGCCGCCGAAACAACCAAAGCGAGCGATACAAGTTGGGAGGAGCTTACCCTAACATTCACACCAACAGAGGCGGGGGTCGTTCCGATTTTTGCTAAAACATGGTATGTTGCAGGCAGCTCAAACAGCTACGTCGGTAGCATAACCATTACACAGGCATGATAGTCGAACAATATACCGACATGGCGGGCAAGGTGCGTATCCAGTGGCAATCAACCGCCACAGGTAATGTGTATTCTTACAAGTTCGACAGTGATCCGAGCATGGAGCAATTACAAGCCTTATCAGACCAAAGTGACGAAAACCAGATCATTCAGGCGGTGCAGCCTTTGAACATAAACACTGAAGGATCGGAGGCGGCTATTATGGCGTTTATTGATAAAGTAAGGGCAACGCCTACCATAACGCTGACACAATACAACACGCACCTTAATACGCTGACATGGAATGACGAGGCAAGCGTTAGGGCGTTTGTTTATAACATGGCAAAAGGGCTTTCAGAAATAAACGAAATTGAGGTTTCAGGCTGGACAGAGGGGACGGTGCTAAGAGAAGTGAGGGACTACATAAACGCAAACACGAATGAAGTAATAAATAGATTGATTTTCTAAGCAATGGCACTGCCAACTAAAGACGACATACAAACGGGCCAATTTAGTGCCGACGGGTCGCCCTGGGTTCAGGTAGCGGCAAAGTCGGGCATTGACCTTGGCACGCTGGAATATAGCGCGGACGGGTCGCCCTGGTATGGGGTTGAAGAAACGGCAGGTGGGGCATTTACTTTGACGGCAGGCGCGGCGGTTTTCACATTGACGGGCATAGCGGCGGGGGTGTTAAAGGGGTTAAAGTTGACGGCGGCGGTAGCTGCGTTCACGCTGACGGGGCAGGATGCAAACCTCGCAAAAGGCTATTCTATTACGGCTGATTCGGCGGCGGTTACCCTTACGGGTCAAAGCACAAACTTTGCAAGGGCTTACGCCTTAGCTGCCAATTCAGGATCATTTGCATTAACAGGTCAAATCGCAGGGCTAAACGGCGGGCGGTATGTAGCGGCAGGGTCAGGATCATTTGCGCTAAGTGGGCAAGATGCTGGATTAACGACGGGGCGGGCTATTGCGGTGGCGGCGGGGTCATTCACTCTATCAGGGCAAAACGCAGGACTAACAGCAGGTAGAAGGATTACGGCGGCGGTTGGTTCTTTTGTTTTAACGGGTCAGAGTGCCACATTTCCCACAGGTAGAAGTATTGCAGCTGACACGGGGGCTTTTGTTTTAACGGGCCAAAGTGCGGGGATAAACGGTGGTCGATATATAGCGGCGGGGGTTGGTCCTTTTGTTTTAACGGGCAATGATGCAACGCTAACTAAGACTTCGGCAAGCGAAATACAAGCGGAGACGGGCGTATTTTTATTGACTGGACAGGCGGCGGGGTTGGCAATAGGGCGAACCATTGGGGCCGGAGCTGGCGCTTTCGCCCTTACCGGCCAAAGCGCGGGGTTAAATGGAGGTAGATATGTCGCGGCGGGATCTGGGGCGTTTACACTTACGGGGCAAGCAACAGGATTAACTACGGGGCGTAAGCTGGCAGCCGATTCAGGGGCTTTCATCCTTACGGGGCAAGCCGCTGGACTAAAGGCGGGGAAAGCTATTGCGGCAAGTGCCGGGGCGTTCACGTTAACCGGACAAGCGGCGGCATTAAATGCAGGGCGGGCTATTGCGTCTGGGGCGGGGGTATTTGTACTTACAGGCCAAAGTGCAGGACTAAACGGCGGCAAATACCTTGCTTCGGGCGCTGGATCGTTTGTATTAACCGGGCAAGATGCTGGATTAAAAGCAGGTAGAACGATTGGGGCGGGTGCAGGCCCGCTTGTATTGACTGGAAACGACGCAACCCTAACAAAGACATCGGCAAGTTCAATACAAGCCGATTCTGGAGCATTTGCGCTAACCGGGCAAAGCGCAGGGTTAAAAACCGGGCGAAAGTTAACGGCAGGCGCGGGGGTATTCACGTTAACCGGACATGTGGCGGGACTTGCAAAAGGGTACTCATTGCAAGCAAGCGCGGGGTCGTTCATATTGACCGGACAAAGCGCGGGGCTTAGATTAGGGCGGGCGATACAGTCAGATTCAGGGGCGTTTGTCCTTACAGGCCAAAGCGCGGGGCTAAACGGTGGGCGGTATTTGGTAGCGGGTCCAGGGGCGTTTGTTTTAACGGGGAGGGATGCAACCTTAACAAAAGCATCTGCCGTCGAAATTCAGGCAGATTCGGGGGCGTTCACATTAACGGGGCAAAGCACAGGGTTTAGATTAGGGCGAAGAATTGCGGCAGGGGTGGGGGCGTTCACCATAACGGGGAGCCCCGCCGGGCTTATCGTAAATATAGACGCAAACGGTTGGATAAAATATGTAACGGTCCAAATTGAGGACAGGTCAACGACTGTGCAAGTTGAGGACAGATCAACGACTTTGCAATTTACCGAGAGGGCAACCACCCTACAAATTGTAGACAGATCAACCACCATACAAATTGAGGACAGAACAACAACCATATATTTTGAATTAAACACTTAACCACGGTACACAATGACAAAACAAGACCTTGCAATTCTGATTCAAACGATGGAAGCCCAACGCAAGACGGGCGGCTTCTCATTCGACGTTATGCCTTTTGTAGCAAGCACAAACCAAAAACTCACCGACCTATTCAATTTGATGGGGCCGGAAAGCAACCTGGTAATTGAGGCCAAAGAAGAAACGCAACCCGCCGAAAGCAAGGTTAAACCCATTAAGTAATGGCTGTTAGAGTTTCCAATGTAGTCGATCCGACGCTCCTTTTTGAGTTCACTTGCACAGAGTGGGCCTTAATGTCCGACGCTACAAAGGCAGATTGGACGGTTACTGAAAACAGTTGCGGGGTTTTCTCAGGATTCGGCAGCCCTTACGCGGCTAGCGACCTTATTTCCACATTAAACGGGGTAATCGGCACGGACGACCCGATCACACTTACCCTGATTGACGGGGTTTATACCATCGGCATTTCACCCGCAACAGGGACAACGCCCGGCAGTATGTCGGCAAGTGACTACCTGAAGGCGCAAACCTACCTGGAGCCTGTTTCGCTTAACACCATAAGTGTAGCAATACCTGCCGGGGCAGTTACATCCATAACAGTAGGCACTGCGCTACTATTGCAGGAATACGTTGTGGGCGATGTGTTTTCAGTGGTGGACAACACCACAGGCGCAAGGGTTAAACTGACAGTGACGGCAGACACGACGGCGGGCGGCACAACCATAAGCGCAACAGGTACGGCGGCGGCAACTATTCCGATCGGCGGAATCCTTGTCCCTATTTACAGCGCAAGGCAATTCCTTACTGAAGGCTCTGGGATTGATATAACGGGGGGCGTAATCTCCAACACGGCACCCGATCAAACGGTAGCATTGACGGCGGGAACCGGCATCGGTATTACCGGCACTTACCCGAATTTCACAATCACGAATAGCGCACCGGATCAGACGGTGGTACTTACGCAGGGCGCAAATATTACCATAACAGGCACCTATCCAAACTTCACCATTGCATCAAGCGGTGTATCAGACGGCGATAAGGGAGATATAACAGTAAGCGGTAGCGGCGCAACCTGGACCATTGATAACGATGTTGTCACTTACGCCAAAATCCAAAACGTTACCACAAACAGAGTATTAGGCCGCGTTTCGGCAGGGTCCGGTGATGTGCAGGAATTGGGTCCGGGTACGTCAATGTCTTTTTTAAGTAGCGGGTTCATTGTAAGAAATGCGCTTACAGGCGACGTTACAGCCGCGCAAGACAGCAACGCCACCACCATTGCAAATAATGCAGTCACGACGGCCAAAATATTAGACGCGAATATAACAACGGCTAAAGTTGCGGATGACGCGGTGACATATGCCAAAATACAGAACGTAACGGCCACTAACAGGGTATTGGGTAGGATCACGGCAGGCGCGGGCAACGTGGAGGAACTTACGCAAGCAAACCTTTACACCCTGCTAGGCATGACAGGGGTTGCGAATAGGCTTGCAGTTTGGACGGGTACAAATATCCTTTCAAGCGATGTTGCATTTGGGGTTGATACGGTTAACGACCGCATGAGCATCCTTTCTTCAAGCCCTGGATTAGGCGAAGGGTTGGCGGCTTTCAATATTGGCACGTCTGGAGTTTTGACGGGGGCTAGAAACCTGTTTGCGTTTGTTGGGAATACGGACGGCAACATATTAGGGGAATTTAGAAACAAGTCCACCACGGCAAGCTCAAATACTATTTTCCAGATTGGACAGGCCGGAGACAGCGCGGGCGATCCGATTTTGCAGTTGTCAATTACGGGCGTAGGCGGTCATACCACGGCGGTCGGTCTTGATAATTCGGATTCAAATAAGTTTAAGATTACGCCAAACGGCACGGCTCCGGGCGTAAACTCAAATGCATCTTTAGTTGCCACAAATGACGCGGCTCCGAAGTGGGGGATAAACAAGGACGCGCCGTCCTACATTTTAGACATTGGCGGACAAACCCGTATGATACAGCATATGTACCCAAACACTAAGCCAACGGCGGGCGCTGCTGGCAATGGGTTAGGTACTGGTGGATCTATTGGAATCATAAGCGGCGCGGACAATGGGTTCACACTACCATTCACCACAGGAGCAACCGGATTAACTGCGGGCGGGCCGATTTGTACAATCACTTATTCTACATCGTGGCCCACGTTTGCCGTTCCTGTATTCTGCCAGGTTAATGATGCTGCTGGCAATGAGATTTCAAAGTTTGTATTTGGGTCTTTTAGCGGTGGGAATTTTGAATTGAAAGTAAGAACGGGGCAAACGCTTACACCTTCAACAACGTACAGTCTAAACTTTAGTGTAAACGGGCAAGGGTAAAACATAAAGCCATGATAACAACAAGCACAGCCGCATTTGTAGTTGAAAGCGGGTCTCAACAGCAATACCTCGGCTCCAGCATCATTTGCCAGCCCGTCTTTTTCGAGACATTAAGCCGCTTTGAAGTCACCTTAATAGTGCTTAGCAGCACCACTACTACCGAGATTGGGCGCGGGTACGTCAACGTTACCACTACGGAAGTTGATGCCGAAACCGGATCGGGATCAGGGGAACATGCTATTTGGTTCAATGCCCTGCAGAAGGCAGTTATAACTAAGTTGTCCGCCATGACGGGCAATGCCTCCACCGTCTTTACAATCGTTTAAGCTAACTTTTATTTGCGCGTGATAACAATAGTTTGCAAAATGCTTTAACTTTGTTTCATGGCAGAATTAAAAGCAGTTGTAAAGGGTATTCCTGCGATTTTCCGCGCTAACACGGTGGATGCGATAGTTTTTGGGGCGGTTTTTTACCAGCGATGCGTAAATCCAGGCACCCCAGTCGCCCAAATACTCCAATCTGTTGCAATACATTTTGGTATTTCAGACACTTCAACCTTAAGAAGCCTTGAGACCGGATACCAACGGGTCGAAAAGGCTTTTTTGCAAAATGGTGGAATCAGTGAATAAAATCAAAGCATACAGAGACGGGCAAGAGCGCGAATTTACCCAAAAGGTTTGGGCTGCGATGGGTATTGGGCATTGTGGCTGGACGGCTGTGCCGGATGTGCCGAAAGAGGTTGCGAGTGGATTGGCTACCATTGACCAGTTTACATTGGTTGGTAAGACATACGACCCGCCACTTGAATATGTAGTAACACCCCGTAAAACCCGCCAAAAGAAATGATTGAGCTACGCCACAAAAACGGCAAAACCTACCCGGTAACGCCTGAAGCATTCGAGAAAATAAAAGCCCGCCCTAATTGGCAGGCTACTTATACGGTCGTGTCAACTCCTAACACACCAAAAGAAATTGTCAGCAAAGCGAAAGCTAAAAAACCTGCTGAATTTGAACATGAAGGACTTACAAACATTGACGCTCTCCCTACTGTCGAAGACGCTGGGGAAGAGCAATGAAGAGGTTAACGCCTTACTCTACAAAAAAGGCGATGACGGAACGCAAACCGATGAAATAAGCGAAACAGCACTCGAAGATTTTGAAACGCTTTATGCAGAACACTTGCAAGCCGCCCCGTCCGACCGCCTAAAAGCAGAGTTTGACAAAGGCCACAATGCAGGCAAGTTCGAAGCATTGAGCAAAGCAGAGGAGGATATGCGCAAAGCATACAGCCTCGAAGGTAAAGGCAAGCTGAAAGAATTGGTAGCTGAAGCGATAAGCAAAGCCGCCAAAGATGGAAGCACAGAAGACAAGATTCTGACTTCGCCGCTTTACGTTTCAAAAATTGCAGAGTACGAGGATAAAATCGCAGCTATTCAGCAAGAAAGTGAGGCCAAAGTAACAGAGGCCACACAGAAAGCGGAACGGCAAATGAGGTTCAACACGGTACTGCCAACGCTTGACAGCGCACTTGCAGCCGCCGGGGTGGACACGGCAAACATGAAACCAGCAGCAAAGCGGGCTTTCATGGATCAGTTTCAAGGCAAAGACTTTGAAATTCAGGAAACAGGGACGTACATCAAGAACGCAGACGGTACGCTATTGAAAGACAAGCACGGGCACCCGATTAAGTTGGAGGCATACGTGGCGCAGGACGCGCCTAATTGGTTCGACATTCAAAAGCAACCAGGCAGACAGTCACCAGGTAACGATCCGACAGACCCGCCAAAGCCGACCAAGTGGACGACAGAAAATGTGGCAAAGGACTTCAAAGGATTCGAGGCGGTTTATAACACCCTTGAGCCAACAGAAGCAAAAGAATATTTAGCAGCTTTTGAGCTGGCAAACAATCCGAACGCGCCGAAAGTAATAGCGGCAACGTAAAGTAAAACGGAGGCGCGGCGGCAAACAACAAACAAACACAAACACGCTAGAACATGGCAATTACAAATTCAGCTTTACCATTGGTGCTTCGCCGCGCCTCCGAAGTATGGCCCGGCAATATGTCCGAAAAGGACTTTGTGCCGCACATTGATACGCTTTATGCTATCCGTGACCAACAAACCGCAAACCTGCAATACACCAACCTCCCGGACGGCGTAGACGCTCGTATTGCGTGGATCAACCAGTGCGATTTGACGGTTGATACCTTCGTCTCCACCGATTGCTCTTTTTCCGGCCCTGAAGCAGACACCTACAAAAAGGATCTGACCATTGACCAGGTGAAAGAAACAAAATTCTCCGTGCCGCTTGACGCGTGGAGAGATAACCTTTTCGGCTTTGCCGACGCTGTTGCGGTCAACCTTAACAAGGCTATGATTGCACAAGCCGAAGCGGTTGCGCAGTACGCGGTGGGTGTGGTAAACGCGAACCTTGGAGAGCAGACCTACACAAACGGAGGCGCGTGGACTGTTGCCGGAACAAGCAACACGATCCCAGTAGGTGAATGGGAAAGCACCGCGATCATGGGCAAATTCCAGATTGCATCCAAAAAAGCCCGTTTCAACAACCCGTTCCTGCTTTCAGGTGAAAACCTGTACCAGTTGGCCTACATGGCCCGCACAAGCAACATGAACGGCGAAGGCAAGGGTGATTTCCAGCGCATTGGCGAAATGCCTATGTACAACGACATTTGGAACGTGGACGAGGTGAACGATCCAAGCCTGATTACTTACATGATCGAGCGCGGCGCATTGGCTTTCCTTTCAAAGGGATACTACCCAACGGCACCGGAAACGCTTAACGGCAACTTCCAACGCTTCAGCATTTCAAACCGTTGGTTCCCGCAGTTGATCCACGACGTGGAGACCCTGACCGACTGTACCTCAGGTGTTTGGAAACAACACTGGAAGATTATCCCACGCTACAAAATCGAGGTGAACCCTACCGGATGCACCGCGACCCGCACCGGAATGCTGGCATTCACCAAAGAAGCGGGCATCTAATTTTCACAACCAACATTCAACAACCATCATTTTTTTGAGATGAAAAATAAATTTATATACGGGTTTTTCGCCCTGATTTTGGCCTTTTCAGGCATTGCCCTTGCAAGCTGGACAGACAAGGCCGATTCAGAGGCCACAGTGGTCAAAGAATCAACGGCCTTCGGTGACTACCAAAGCACCGGGACCACGATGTACGAATACACTTACACAAAGGACACGATCACAAACGCTGCAAATGACACGCTTTATTTGCCCGCCCGACTTCGCCCGGTTAACTCCGACTTCCTGATTGCCTATTCGGTAAAACGAACGAGTATTTCAGGGACGCACAACTTGGCCGTTAAGGTCGAAGAAAGCGGATACAATTATTCAGGCACTACGCCCCCGACTGATGGATGGGTGGCCTCACTGAATAGCGCAGGAGCCGCCGCCGCAACGGCAGCAACTACCGCGACAGAGGAGCTTATCAGGATTCCAACGGCTTGGAGCAAGTCCTACCGTGTCATTGTTGACGGTACAGGCACTCAGTCGAGTTCCTATGTGATCCGTGTGGTGATGAAAAAGAAAAGCTAGATTGATTTCATAGTTTGCCCACAAAGGCTTGGCTTTTAACCGAGCCAAGCCTTTTTTTATACCCTTATGGCTGCACTAGATACATCGTGTTTAACCGGAGTAATTGGGCTTGCAAATTGCGAGTGTCCATGCTATACAGAAATTGCCCCTGAAGGCTACAACGACAGCACAAGCGGGTTGTTTATTGCCGACTTGGTGCCGCTTGCCTTAGTTGGTGAGGGCGACAATTGCTCAGACCCGGCAAACCCATGGAACATGATGGACAGGGCAAGGACGCAAGGGGCAAACATGGTGCTGAATGATGTACGCTCTGGCATAATGAAGCGCAACCAGTACGCAAAGCAGAAGTACACGGGCATGATTGGCGAAAAGACAGCCAGGGAGGTGCGCAGCCTTACAAACACTTATTCAGGGGTGCGCATTTCGCCCCCACGGATGAAGGGCGGTTATTATCACATTACATCTATTGGCGGCATATTCAATGCAAACGGGTCTATCTCGGTGCGTTGCTACGACAGGTTTAACCAGACCGTCGGAGCTGCCGTAGTGCTTACCACAGTGGCAGGACAGCACGTTTCTACCGCTTGCAATATTAGCCTACCACTTTGGACAGATGGGGCCGACCGAGCCGAATACTTTTTGGCTTACACGGTCAACCAGTCAAACCTACCACGCGACAACCGTCTGTTTTGCCCGTCCTGCAACCGTGACCAATTACCGCTTTTTTCCCTTACCCATCCATACTACCAGACACGGCGCTGGACAGGCGCGGCGGCATGGGCCAACTGGACAATGGTATCAGGCTGGAGCGGTGACAACCTGACCGACTTTGACCTAGCAGCCGAAACGGAAAACGGCGAATACTATATGAACGGCCTGACCATTACGGGCGAGTTCTACTGTGACCCTATGTCCTCTATTTGCGTGAATGGCCTGGACTACTCAGACCCCGTTTCATTATCACTTGCACACGCATACCGCTACGCTTCAGCTATCACATTGGCGCAAATGATTGGGCGGTCCCCTGAAGTATTACGGACTGCGAACATTGCAAAGGAAGTGCTGGCGGCCGACGTACAAAATTGGTGGAAAGACTATCAGACAAACGTGGAGTTTGTCGCATTCAACACGCCCGTATCAAATACGGATTGCGTGTTTTGTAAACCCGCTTATTCAATGAGCATACAAAGCAAACTGCCATGATCCTGGAAGGAATTTTAAAAGAAATGGCAAACCGTGTTCACGGCCTTGGTTTTATATCAAAGTCGGGAGCATTGGCATTTGAGGCGAACGCCACGAACGGAGTAGACAGCATCGCAGTTTCTGCGCAGCTTGCCCCGTTTGTTGACAACCGCTTAATGGACGTAAGCCCTGACAGCAAAGAGAATGGTATTAGCTTTTTTAAGGCACTACCAACCCGAATCACAAAGCAAGATAGCTACCTGACCACCAGAGAAAACGAGGTGATTTTCACAGCCTGGATAAACGGCGACCGTGTGAAATCAACCGATACGGACATTGAGGAGCAGATCGTAAAGGCGCTACGGTCTTACAAGGTGCCGATCCAATCAGGCAGCCCCGTAAGAATTGCAGAAATAGAATATTTAGGCGACAACGTGGGCGAACCGATCAACCGTTGGGGATGGGAAAAGAAAACGCTACGGTACAACGAGCCGCCTCACAAGCTATTTCAGCACCGTTTTAGGATTCAATACGTCGTTTCGACGGGGTGCTATTCACAGACCGTGCAGGTCATAAATCCGGCCTGTTAATGCTGTTCCTTGAATCATTGAGCGTGGCCATTGTAGCCTATGTCTTTTTTGGGGTGTTAACCGCCCCCGGAATGATCTTCGAGTGGTGGTACAACATCCTGGAAAGGTGGGCAGAAAACGGGCGCGAATGGATGGCGAAGCCGCTTGGATATTGCGGCACTTGCTTTGCCGGGCAGCTTGGTTTTTGGTGGTATTTGGTAGCGTACCGCGATGCGTGGATTTTGGGCAACCACATTGTATTTATTTCCCAAACGATCCTATTTTTTTTAATCGTAAAAAAAGGCTTTGAAAAATGGTAGATGCAGAAAAGAGAATTTCACTGAGTGCAAACTCATTTGAAGCGGGCGGGACAAAGTTCATAGTACATAGTTCCGTGCCGATTGACTTTTACGAGCGCATGGATGAGCTACAGGTGCAGGCGCGTTACGGTAAATCATTTGCCGACTTGCACCGGGCTTACGCCAAATGGGTGGAGCTAAAGAACGCAAAGAAAGACTTTGATGCAGACGTACAGTTAAGGAATGTATTTGAAGGCGTGGCCAGGGGGGTGAATAAACAGCAAGATCCTTTGATTTTGATTTGCACCCTGTTTTGTTGGCCTGAAGGCGTGCCGCGGGTGAATTGGAGCGAAGAAACGGCAAATGAAACGATTAAGCTGTGGTCGGAGGAGGGCTATCCGGTGGAGGATTTTTTCAGCTTGGCGCTGCAATTTGTAGCGCGTTATCAATCCGCCTCGGTAATCGCTTCCCAAAATACTTTGGAGCAAGCGGAGGCCGAAAGTTAGAACCTGAAAAGGTAGAGCCGCTTGACAAAATGCTGACAGATCAAAGGGAGTTTTGGATGGGCATTTTAAGCGGGTTAAGCTCGAAGGCTTCAACGCCAATTACAGAGCTGCGCAAAATGGATGTATTCGACTTTTTCGCCCTGCTTTCAGTGGTGGAAAAACAACAGGATAAAAAATGACAGTCACGGAGTTTAATGCAAAGCTGAATCAGATCGAGCAAAGGCTTTTAAACCTGGGCGATGAGATCACACGCGAAGGGGCGACCCTATGCGCAGAAATTGCAGACCGTGTAATCAATGAAGGGAAGGGCGCTGACGGCTCCAGATTTAGCCCGTACAGCACGAACGAAGTCCCGGCGTTCTGGTATGTTGGTAGGAGCCTTAACGCGGGTGGAGAGGCTAAAGTAAAGGCAGCAGCCAAAAAGAAACAAGGGGTTTCTTATAAGGATTTCAGGGAGTTCAACAACCGCCCAACGGACAAAAAGAACTTTTCTTTCTCCAATGATATGTGGCGCGGGTTCGGGGTCAAAGGTGTGAAGTTTTCGGGTGGGGTTTACCGCCTTGAGATTGGCGGGCAAAATGCAGAAAGTCAGGACAAAATTGATTGGATGAGCGGGCAAGAGGGGCGTTCAATAATTGCGGCAAGCCGTGACGAATTGTCACGGTTAAATAAGGCACTCACTAAACAGGTTTTACGATAATGGCAGAAAGAATAGACATTGACGTAAGCCAGGCACTTGCAGACATTGCCAAACTTAAGGGCGGGCTTTCCGACCTAAAGACGCAAATCGGGCAAGTTGACAAAGCAGCAGAGCAAGCCTTCGATGAGGGCTTCGCTACTGGCATGGTCGATGCTCTAAACGATCTGCAAAGGGAATACAACCAGCTCAAGCAAAGTGCCGACGTACTTAAAAACGCGCTGAAGTCTGCAACAGATCCGGCGCTAATTAAGCTATACGCGCAGAACGTTGGCAAGCTGGAGGCCGGAATGAAACGCCTGGAAACAACAGGCAAAGCCGCCGGGGTTAACCTCAAAGAGGCGAACAAGTCAGCGGGTACCGGCAAACAGGTATTTGAAAACTTCTTTGGAGCATTCACGAAGGCCACTCTAATCATTGCAGCCATTGAAGCGGTGGTTAAGTTCACCAAGTACGCGGTGGGCTTATCTGAGCAGATCAGCACGGCAAAGAAATCCTTTGAGGGGTTCACAGGTAGCGCAGCGCAAGCTGACAAGATCGTAAACCAGCTAATTGCCACCGGGCAAAAGAACTTCATCCCTACGGACGACATTTTGCAGGCGGGTAAGGGGCTTTTGGCCTTTGGCGAAAATGCCGACAACCTGGATGCGGTTTTAACCCGACTTGCAGACGTAAGCGCAGCAACCGGAAAGAACTTTAATGAGCTTGTTACGATCTACGGCAAGGCGCGTACATCGGGTGTTTTGTATGCTGAAGATATAAACCAGCTAGTAGACGCTGGCATTCCGATCATTCAGGAATTTGCCAAACAAATGGGCGTTTCTGAATCTGAAATAAAAAAGCTGGCAAGTGAGGGTAAAATTTCCTTTGAGGAGTTGCAGCTTGCTGTGTTCAACCTGACCGCTGAAGGCGGCAAGTTTGCCGACCAAGCCCAAAACAATGCAAACACACTTTCTGGGGCATTTAATAAACTACTTGCAGACATACAGCCGGCCACAGAGAAGATAGGCGGTTTTTTCAAGGATTTGGCACTTGGTTTTGTATTCATTGCACAGGATGCGGTGGCAGGCATTAAAGGTATATTTGGGAGCGCAGTAGCTGAAATAAAGGATTTAAACGAGGAGGGCAAGGATGAGATGTACGCAAGCCGCCGGGAATATCAAAAGGACATTGACGCTAAGGCAAAGCTCGAAAAGGAAGCGGCAGAAGCCAGGAAGAAACGAAACAAGGATGCGGCGGCAGACGCGGCGAAGTTGGCCAAAGCAGCCAAAGAATTGCAGGACTTACGCATTGACGGGATGAAGGAAGGCGAGGCCAAAGAATTAGCCATTGAGCAGATGCGGTACAAAGAACTAACCGCGCAGCTTAAGAAATACCACATAGACACCACAGAGGCCACAGAGCAGCACCAAAAAAACATTCAAGGAATTGAACTTAAATACGCACTTCAACGCATTGCAGATGAGCAGGCAATTTTGGATTTACGCAAGGCTCAAGCGGAATACGAGGCTGCGCAGGCTGGCGCAAATGTTGAAAAGCAAAAGAAAGCACTTGAAGAAATAAAGGCAGTCCGGGAAAGTGAGATTGATTTGACAGAGGCACAGCAAGCCAATCTGATTAAAGTACTGACGGCGGGCGGTGTTTCAAAGGAAGCTATTGCAGAGCTTGAACTGAAATTTGATAAGGAGGTGCAAGCCCAACGGCTACAAAATAACATTGATTTCCAAAAGGGGCTTTTGGCTGTGTACGCAGGAGGCGACGCGGCTACAATAAAGCTCATAGAAAATCAGATTTCGCTGTTAGAAACGCAGTTGGCAGGCATTAAAATACCTGAGCCAAAAGAGAAAAAAGACAAGCGCAGTATTTTCGATGTGTTAGGGATTGACTTTGGATTGTCTGATGCTGACCTTGCCAAATTAGAAGAGGGGTTCCCTGAACTTGAAAAAGGGCTGGATAATATAAAGAGCATTTTTAGCGACTTCAGCGCCGCACAAGTTGAAGCGGCCGATCAAGCAGTTGAAGCAGCGCAGAAGCAGATAGAAGCAGCGCAAAGTATTGTAGATGAGCAAAAGCGACTTTCTGAGCTTGGTTTCGCCAATAACCTGACCGACGCACAAAAGAACCTGGAAGCCGCCAAAGCGCAAGAGGCGAAAGCTTTAGATCAGAAAAGGAAGGCTGCGAAGCAACAAGCCGCTATTGACACAGCAATACAAATATCTAGCCTTATCACGGCGGCGGCACAAACATTCAAGCAATTTCCGGGGGCGCTTACGCCTATTGCTGTTGGACTTGTTGCCTTAATGTTCGGGGCGTTTTTCGCATCCAAAGCAAGGGCCGCACAAGCCGCTAAATTCAAGCATGGTGGTAGTGGTCGGGTGGATGGTGACAGTATTATCGTAGGCGCATCGCACGACACCGGCGGCGTAGGCATCGAGGCTGAAGGCGGTGAGTTTTTCGGCACAGACGGTAAGCGGTTTGGCATCGTAAACAAGCGTATGACCTCAAAGCATTTCGATCTACTCCAGGCGATCAACAAAGACGACAAAAACAAGATGCGTGAGGCGCTGGCAAAGTTAGCCCCGTCAATGGACAGAGGCGCGGCCCTTGGTGCTATTGGCGAAGGGCCCGGCAGCGTGGTAGTAATGGGGCGAAATACTACAGACGCGAAGGCGCGGGAATACCTGAAGGATATTCGAGACAGCGGCCGGGATAAACGAACGATTGAGGGCAGCTACTCAGTACAGCGTAAAGGCAACCACACGCGAAAAACTAGAATGAGATGAGCGTACACCGCTGGAAAATAGAATCAGATTCAATTACAGCCGCCATTGTCACACCGACATGGGACGGGAGGGTTGAAAATACGCTTGAAAATGACGCGATATTTTTCCGGGCAAAAGTTGGTGAACTGAAATTTCAAAAGGCAGATTACACGACAATAAAGGGCGCGCCTGATTGCGAATTGATTTCCGTTTACCTGGAGGAACAATGCGGGGTTACATGGTCGGAGGTTTGGCGCGGCACGTTCACGACTTACGATGTGAGTTTTAACGAAAATCAGTGCCTTGCAAAGGTATCTGCGAGGCCTGTAGACGCTTATGATTGCATTTATGCGAATTGGGAGGATGAGATAGTGGTCTATGACGCGTCCCCAACCATTGTATCTGCCAGGCCCGTAGGCGGGACATATGAAGGCGGGCAGGAGTGCTGCACGGCGTGTCTTGACGGCGAATCTTCACTACCACCTACCGACCCTGTCTGCGCAGTCCCTGCTGACTATTGCTTTCAATCAAACTACTTCCAGTCGTATTGCTCCGATGAGGTGCCGTTTAGGGATGAGTTTTGGATGACTTGTTTCCATCGGTTTGTCGGAGTTGGTACGCCTACCGTGCCGCCACCATACGGCACAGGGTGGACGTACTTAAGTGGAAACGATTGGTGGACGTGTCCGGGGATTGGCGAAACGGAGGGTGCTACTTTCGATCAGGGGCGGTGGTTTAATGATGTGCTGGAGTACATAGTCGATCAGCTTGGATGCACATTGACGGTGCGTAGCCATTTCTTTGGTATCAACGCTACCCACGCGGCGGCACCGTCAAATGCGGCCTACACTTTCGCTGACACTTATTTGCGGGCTTTACAGTTGCACCAAAAAAGCGACATTAAGCGACCCTTTGTTGACCCGGCATTTTCCTTTGTATGGAAAATGTCCACTAAAAGACTGTTTGAAGATTTGCGCCGCATGTTCAACGTGTTTTTTATCGTGGATGGTACTGACTTAATCATTGAGCATTGCAGCTACTTCGCCTCAGTTGTCGGGATTGACCTTACACAACGTAACCTAGAACTTGAGTACGGTAAGGTAGATGCAGGCGCTCCAAATATTGAAACATTCAGATGGGCAGATAGAGAGGCCACTTTTAGCCTTGAGCATCGCGGGTATCCTATCTCCTATGGGGACTGTGGAACTGGTAAGCAAGAGACGCAGATCAACTATTTTTCAAATGATGTCTACTACATTTCAACGGTAGAAAATCAGGAGGAAATTGCTGATGCTGGATTTTGTCTGATTGCTACCGAACCGCTGGACGGTGAGAATATTGTAATGGATAACAATAACCCGCTTGGATGGATGGCGCTACACGAAAACCTGCACAAGGATAGGCGATACTTCCTGGAGGGGACAATGAACGGCACGCCAGCGACGGCATTCATTTCTACCATCAAAACGCGCAAGCTCAAAGAGTTTTCCGTGAAGGTTTGCTGCGATGACGCTTTTAACCTGACTGATACGATCACGACTTTGGCCGGGGACGCTTCGATTCAAAAGGCTACCTATAGCTACTTCCAGGGGACGGATTCTAAAATGGTCAAAATAGACGCAAATATCTGATGTATACACCGCAACCAATAGCCGTACACTTACAGCAAAACCGCCAGAACTTCAGGCGCGGGAATTGCAAGCCTTACGAAAACGTGGTGCTATACGATGCGCCTAATTTCATCATGCCAAATATATACATCAAGCGGTTAACCGACGGCGGCACATCGGCTACCGTGACCGTATATGATTTGGATGACAACGTACTGACAACTGTCACCCCAACAAGCCAAGCCAATTACGCCCTAGACACGGAGCTGGAGTACGAAATGTTAGTGCTTGGTGCGGGTAACTGGTTGGGCGCGGTTTCTTTAATGGACGGGCAGAAATGCTATCTGGAAATTGACGACGGTACGTTTTTCTATTACACGGATGAGTTCACGATCCAGTATGAGGTTGACGCGTTCCCGCCGGATTGCGACACGAATTGGGTTAAGGTTTCCTGGGTGATGAATGGGTCTTGCGTAGTTGCAGGGACAACCACAACAGACCCGGCTATTCCTGTAAGCGCATACCCTAAGACCGACCTAGCCAGCTTTATTTTCTGGGAATCAAACCTATCAAGGCCCGAATGGGAGTTTGACGAAGCGGGCGAAAACGACGCGCACGGCGTATTTGTGCCTGATACTCAGCGGCTTGTGAAGCGGTGGACTTTAGAGGGGGCCCCAATGTCGGAAAGTGTGGCCGATGCACTGACAGTTTCGGCGCTTTCCGGGTCTGTTTCAATCATATTTAAAAACGGGACGGTGTTCACAGGAATAAGGGATATTAAAACGGATATTTCATGGGAGCAGGGCGGGTGTAACGCCATTGTAAAATATAACTTTTCAACAGACTACTTTGTAAAGCAGGGCTGTTGTTAAAAATATGCACATGCGCTCCTTCACATGGTTTATACTCATTTGCCTTGCCGCCTTCGTGTGGGAATCCAGGGCATTGGTAGCATTCCATTGGATGGGTTTAACGCATAGGCAGCGGGTATGGTGGGCGGTGGGCTTGTCAATCTTTTTTCTGGCAACATTCGCCCACCTGTTAAAGCCAATTTTCTTTTAATCCGTAAAGCATAAAACATCGCTTCAAATATGGCAACAGCAATATTAGATCAACTCTTAAAGTCTCAATTCGGCAAGTCGCTCATTATGTGGTTTTTCCTCGCAATGGCAGCGGCAATCGCGGTGCTAGGTTGGTGGTGCTACTTCCAGGCCGCTGAGCTGAAACAGTGCAACGAAAACCGGATGGATGACAGTAGGAGGCACGATCAGGAAAAGGCTGTAATGACCAAAGAAAGGATCTTCGAACTTCAAACAATAATTAACCGCCTTGAAGCGGTGGAAAAAAAACGGAAAAGATGATTAACAATTACTTAAAACTTGCTTGCTGCATAGCCCTTATGTGGCTACTCCCTCACTGCGCACAGAAACAGCCGCCCGCCAAAACGGTGGACGCGGGGGTTGCTTTGTCAGTGCAGGAGGACTGCCTAATCATTGCCATAGAGCGGCGTTTGACACGCCTTGAGGCACAGACTATCCAGCCGGTAAAAGAAACGACCACACGCGGCAAAATTGTGCCCATCAGCGCAAGCGAAGCCGTACACCAATAACGTTTTAAATTCAAAACACAATGTCAGAAACTACAAACACAAGTCCATGGACCGGAACAAATATCTACGGTCAAATCCTGCTACTTATCGCTTCATTATTCGGCGGCATGTCGCCCGATCAATCCGGTCTTATTGTGGCGGGTGGCGCGGGAGCGGTGGCCTCCGCTTTGGCAATCCGTAACTGGATTATCAACGCCAAATTTAAACTGGACAAGTCCTGGGTTTCAGACCCAAACAACATCGCGTATCTGACCGCCGTCGTGGTGGCAATTAGCCCGAAGGCGGGCGAACTGATCCCCGGCGCGGTAGATGTATTCAATGCGCTCAGCTCCGGGAATTGGGGTGCGATTATTAGCGCAGCGGTTTCGCTGGTTAGTATCGCGTACTACTCTTTCTTTAAGAAAAAGTAGTATTACTGAAGTGAAGCAAAAAAGTCAACGCATCTTTTCTGAGAGCGATTGACTACGATCAATCAGGCCGTCCGCAAACGAGTGGGCGGCTCTTTAAACATTCTACACCATGCCTGACTATCAAATACACGGAAGCAAACACTTTGATTGTCGTGAATTCGTGGACGCGCGCACATGGGGCGTATTAGGCGTTAAGGCCGCATGGCTTGTCGATCCTAAGATCGTGGCTATTTGCGACCTGATACGCGAAAAGACGGGCGTACCCGTAACGGTCAATAACTGGCACATGGGCGGGAATTACGATTCAAGCGGCTACCGTGCCATTTGGGACAATACTGGCGGCAAACTAAGCCAGCACAGGTGCGGACGGGCGGCAGACGTAAAAGTGAAAGGATTGGCGCCATTGCAGGTCTTTCAGATAATCCAGGCAAACAAGGCCGAATTTGAGGCAGCAGGGCTTACGACAATGGAGGACTTGAGGTACACTCCGACGTGGACGCACCTGGATTGCCGCGCACGCTTAGAAGATAAAACGGGCATCCTGATTGTGAAGCCTTAAAGAAGTGTATCGGGTTAAAGTGGCCGCTACGTTGTGAAACGTGGCGGCTTTTTTTGGGGCATAAAAAAGACCGCCCCATAATTAAACGAGGCGGCTGTCACCCGTAGCGGGTGCGCTTTCGGCATGTAGCCTTAAGAGGCGTTAACGGACACTGGTGCAAAGATAGGGGGTTAATCTTCCAAATACAACCTGCCGGACAGAATGCAAGCGCAAAACCATCCAATTCCAACAAAAGCGTCTCTCTCTACAATGGCAAACGCTAAAGAGGCTGCGCATAGTAGAAAGGAAATAAAGTCTAAAAGTTTAAGTATTTTTCTCATGGTGTAAGTTTAAACGATCAAAAATGCCAAATCAACCAACCATCCTGCCAACGTCGGGAAAATGGTCGTACCAAGCCAGCAATCAACAGCGTAAAGGTACAGCCCCCAAACTGCCAGCATGATCGGCACGGTGAAAAATAAAGGGGCAAGTATGAACCATTCACTTTTGCCCGAGCCATTGTAAAAAACCGTTTTCCAATGGCGCATGATCCGGTGCATTCTTTTTTCTATTTTATAAGCCCCTATTACTGGTAACACCATGATAGGCAATGGAAACCCAAACATGGCTTTGCCGATGTCAGCCGCCCGCTTTAATGCGCCTATGTTTAGGCTAGTTATTCCAACCTTAAACCGCCAAATACAGGGAATATGAACCATGCAGTAAAGCAGCCATCCGGATTTAGAGTTTCGTGCCATAACTTATTATCTTAACAGGTCATCTTGCCAACGCGGTTGTCTACCCTGACGGTATGCGGTTGCGGCCTCCAAAAGTGTGGAATCATTGCTCTGATTCAAGCGTGCATTGTCGGATATGCTATCAATGCCGCCGCCTTGTGGTAGGTCACGGTATGCGCGTCCGTTTGTGCCTGGAAACAACACGTTACCATCATCGCTAAAATCAGCAGCGGCAAAATTTGGATCGTTGTAAATTTTAAATAGTCCTTTCATTTTATATTTGTTTTGAAACATTTACACTTTCCCCCGCCACGTTCACCGTGATATTCACCACATGCCCCCCGTTCGCATTCTTTGCCGCCTTGCTGCCTTCCAGCTCATTTCGACTACCAAAGCACAGCACAAGGGTAACGATTGCAGCAGCAGCCCCGCCAATCGGCACGGCGTAAGCAGAAACCGTGGTCATTATGGCAGCGCCCACAGCGACGGCAACAACGCCTACCATGTAAACACCGCCCGCAAGAGCGGAAAGTATTACCACGGGCTTAACCAGGTCTCCTACTGCCTTTGTTGTGGTGTACGGCTGCACATCGGAGGTGGGCGGCGTGTATGGTACGGGCGCTTTGTCGTAGCGCGTTTCCAGGTATCGCTCCAGCTCAGTGCCTTCGTACTTTTGTAGTGTCGAATGTGTATCTGTCGAATTCTCTCTGTTCATATTCGCTCAGTTGTGGAGCTTTCGCCCATTTCGCTTTCTTCGTTTTCTTTGGTTTTTCAACTTGTAAGTTTTTCTTTACAGTTGCCTTTTTGGGCTTGCCATTTCGCTTTGCCTTCGCGTTTCGTTTCGGCGGGGGTTTCTTGATTGGCTCCTTTGGTAATGTAAAAATCTTCACAAGGCATACCATACATACGGAAGCGGCAAGCCCGCCGGACATTAGGAAGTCGATCAATTCTCAATAGGTTGTTGCGCCGCTGGCATGACCTGAGACAGAAACAAAGTGCGCAGTTCCTTCGGGCATCCACTTTCTGCCCACTTGATATTTTCTTGGTGCTGGCGTTCCCCAACTTCGCGCAGGTAGATATTCCAGGCAGCGGTAAGTTGTCCGTACCCATAAATCATTGGCGCGTATGGGTGGGCAATAACCGGGATCTTATCGGCGTACAAATTGCCTGAAATCGCAATTCGGTGTTTGAAGTCTGCAACTCGCTGTGCAACCTCATCTACCGTTTCCCCTGGATGAATAGACCCTACCACCACAGGCCCGCAAATGTTTGCAAAGCTGGCAGCCCTTGCCGCCTCTTCGCGGGCGATCCGGTTTGATTCACCAAGCCTGTGGAACACGTATCCGGCAATGCCAGCAGGGATCGCACTATACGGGTGGATGCAAGCCCAAATCAGGAATGCGATAGTAGGCAGCGCCCACGGTGGCAGCTCTTGAAGCAATGGGATGCGGTTGTTATGTGGTGATGTATTTGCAGCTTCCATGTCGTAAGTTATTGATTTTGAACTTGCACCAATTCAATGCAAGTATATGTGTAGGTTTATTGATTATTCTCCTGTTTCAATGCAGCCTCAAAAGCCCCGTGTCTTTTTTCGGCCCAACTATCCCCATTCCCAACGGCCTTTGCAATGTCTGAAGCGTTCCCGCCCTGATACCATGCGGCCTTTGCTTTTAGGTTATTTGAATTGGTGATCCGGCCCCGCTTGTCGGTTTCCTTACCCCACAGCCCGCGCAGCTTCAATTCGTCTATGTCGAACGCGGTTAGATCAGCCGTTGCGCCGTCGTGCTGGTTGATCGCTGTTGCCGTCTTAAACCCCATTGTACGGGTCTCCTCGTCTATCCAGTACCCGTCCCTTTCTTCTTTTGGTTGCTTAACCGTCTTAGCACGAACAACCACAGGCGGCAACACGCATCCGATGACGGGCGCGGGTTGCGTGAATGATTGGAATATGCGGGTTAAGATGTTCATTTTAAAGTTCTTCAAATGATTTTATGAGCAGGCTACCCATCAAAGCAATCACTATGCCTATGAATACGCCTAAAAGGAAAGAATTTATTTCTAGTGGCATCAGTAGTTGTTTTTTTCGGCCTTACCAGCCGCGTGAATCGCTGCGATTAGTAGCAGCGCGGAAAGGATAATCATTGTATTACTTTTTGATAAAAGATTGTAGCCCCGATTGAGATGAGGCAAACGACAGCCGCCAAAGCCCATGTATAACCAAGCCCAAGCCCTGCCACAAACGCCTCACCCGCTGACCTGTAAAACGTAGCCTGATGCACGACAATAGCCAGCGATTCAAGCAAGGTTACAGCCCACAGCATATTTTCCCGTATCTCTTTCATGCGCTCTGTTTTATCTGACATTAAGACCATGCCTCCAAAGATGAACAAAAAAATCGCCCCGCCTCCAATCTTTCCAGGGGTTGCCCACAGCCTTGCCATATCGTACCAAATAAACCCGGCGTGACCCATTACGATTAAGAACGCCACCCATACAAACAGGGTAGCCCGCCAATTTGATTCTACCTTTTGCGTGGCGACCACGTTTGGCCGCCCCTGCTCCAGGCTCATGGGTTCAGTTGTATCTTCTTTTGTTTCGACTTCTACTGGTTCGGGCTCCGCAATGTCCACCACATCCACCACCGTCAAATCTTCGCCACGAAGTACCGCGACCTGGATTGGGTTAAGCTCAGCGAAGCGGTTGAATCTTCCAGCGAAATGCGGGTGTTTCCCGTCTCGCAATGCGCGGAATAATTGACCCACACGTTCGGGGCTGACCTGCATTTCTACTGCCAAATCCATAGGAGTTATTCTATTGTGCATTTCGCCCATTTCGTTGATCATTTCGTGTTAGTGAATTGCGTTTCGCGCGTTTCGTGGTGTTTCAAAAACCCGACGCTATTCCAGCGCCGGGGCTAATCGAAAATGAATCATCCGCCTTCCTACGAGCGGTTTGATATTTTATTGGTCTTGTTCGTTTTCTATTTCTTTGATCCTCTCTATCTCCTGCCGTTCAATCCTTGCTCTGTCCTTATTCGCAAAGTAATGCGCCCGCTTCCATTTTGCCACCTCTGTTTTTAGGAGGGATATTTGTAGTTTTAGGCGGGCGTTTTCGGCTTTTAGTTCGTCCTCCACGGCTCTAGTTTTTACGGGCGCGGCATTACACCGCGCCCGGTTGGTTAAAGGTCAGGTTAGATCAAAAAGGCAATAAATCGCCAGCTTCAGCGCCGACTTCGTGGTTGGTTGTGTCAACAGTTGGGAAAGGAACACCACCAAGCGCAACTTCAGGTACAGGCATCGCAACCTTTACAGGCTGCTTGAAAGAAATTGGGTCGCCAATGATCTTGGAAAGTACGCGCTCATTCGCCGCGCTCCATAGCCAGTTGGCTTGTTTGTCAAAGTACCAGGTCACTTCGCCCCGGCGGTTTTCTTCCTTTTCGCCGTTCGGCATTCCGGCAAGATGCGCTGAATCAAACTTTGCATCCATCTTGTTCGGGCCTGAATACACTGACACGCCAATCGTATAGCGGCCTGAATCCTTATTCAGGATTGAAAACGGGGCAAGACTTAGTCGCTGCTTTGCGTCAAAATTTGGATCCAAAATGCGCTTCAAAAAGTCCATTGCGTAGCGCCCGTCAAAGCGGCCCAGGTCAATAGTGTAATCTTCTGCGCCATCTGTAAGGAAAAGCAAAACTACTTCCTCCGATTTGTCGCCATAGTTCACCTCCCTACGGGCGGCCCCAGAAATATACCCGTCTATCTTTTTGAAAAGTTCATAGTGGGCCGCTTCGCCGCTCTTTCGGGTGCGCTGTTCAAAGATGCGCTTTCCAGGATCACCGGACGGCGATTGCGAAAGCCACTCGAAAAAGTGTGGTTCGCCTTCTTTGTCAATTTGACCGTTCTTTCTTGCAATGTTGAATTTACGACCTGAGAATGTTGTCGTCTCTGTGTGCGTTGCCATTGTATAAAATTGATTGAGTTAAAAAATCTAACTAAAAAGCCTGCCCACCCATTTGTTACTGTGCCACTTCATTGGTAGGGACGGGGCTTTTCTTTGGTTTTCGCGTTCGTGTTTGCCGTCCCAAGCATCAACATCAAAGCCCGATTCTCGCTCTTGCAAGAAAAGTTCTTTGCTTCGGGTATGGCGGCGGGTGCGCGTGTTATTTGGTGGTGGGTTCATGGTTGCTTCTTTTCTTGTTTGTCATCTTTGCGCTCCTCCACTGCTTCAAAGTCAATATACTCAACGGGTTGTGATTTGCGGCGCGGGGTGCATTCAAATAAAATCAACGCGTCATCCATTGTGGCGCGTTCTCCGGAATTGCGGAATTGGTCGATAGTTTTAGCTGCCATGATGTTTTATTTTGAAAGTTCTAGGAGTAGTGCGTCGGCTAATTCAACGGAGGCTTTTGCTAGGCGTGTGGTGTATTCCTCCCAGTCATCAGGAGACATTGATTTTGCCCAGCATTCATTTGAAGAAAATCCCTGCATTGCCATTGCCGCGAAGTATTCGCGCTTGGTGAGGCCATGCATCTCGCCATACCCCTCCGCGTCGCATTGCCGGGTAAATGCCCCCTCGTCCCCGTTTCTTTTTGCTATTTCTTGCGCTGTTATTGCCATGATTTAAAAAATTAAAGGTTTGATTCTAGTTTTAGGTTCGCCGTTAAACTGCAAATACTCTTCCATCTCATTAAAATCTCCTGCGGGTACGCCTACCTGATTGCCATTTGCATAGGCTAACAGTTCTTCGCCGTCGTAAGTAAGGACGCTTTCCAGTACCGCATGTGCCTCAATGTTTACGTCGGGTTCTGCTTCGTGGTATTGGCCGGAAAGAATCAGGGTGCCGTATTGATCGTGGGGAAATTCGCAGGTGATAAACATGGTAGGAGTTAGTTTGTAGTGAATGCCGCCTAGGTTAAGGGGCGGCGGGTGGGGGGTTACTTTAAAGCTGCTTCGATTTCGTTTGATATTTTCCGGTACATGCCGTTATCTTCAAACTCTGGATCTGCATTTACGCGCCACTTTCGGGCATGGTCAATGGCGGCTTTTGCTTTTTTAAGCAGCGTATTAGCTTCTTGGATTTTAGCATTTAGCTCTATCCATCCTTTGCGCGAAACTGTTATTCTATCTTCAGTCATAACAAGTGGTTTAAGTTTTTATGATTGTATAAAGTTTGGGGAGACCTTAAATTACTACCAACCGCTTGTTTTTAGCGTTGCAGAAATCGAAACAAGAAACGGATTCTACCCACATTGCCCCAGCTACACTAATGGGACTTTGCCCAGGACGTGCCGTGCTATCGCTTCAGTCGGATTCATCGCAGCTTTTCAGCGTGTCTCCCCCTTCGTTGTGCGTTGCGGAGTGCGTTGGATTCGAACCAACGTTTTCGCAGTTGATCATTCTGCGCAGGCCCAGCCACACCCCTATCATTGTTTTAGTTATGGTTTAAATTAGCGATAGCGGCAACGCCTACGGCGCGCAGACATTTTTCGCCAAACTCTTTAAGGCTTATCAGATCATAAACTGTGTCGTGGCAAGATTCCAATGCAAGTTGAACCCCCCAACCGTTTGAAGTAAACTGTAAAAAATTAGCAACTGCTTTCTCAATAGTCATGATCTTTTATTTTTGTAGTGAATGATTCGCTTTCGCTGTTTGATAGGTCAAAGATACGACCGTTATTTAAATGCGCAAGTATTTACCACAACTATTTTTTAAATAAATTTATTTTGAAACGCAAAACACTGAAAACTAATAAGTTAACTACAAAAATAATTTCACACAAAAAAATACTTCAAAAAATGTTTGCGCAATTAAACCGCATACCATTACCTTTGCGGCATGGAAAACGAGATCAAGAAAGTATGGTTTCCCAAAGTCGGGACAACGGAGGCGCAAAAGGAGTTCGTGAACGAGTTGCTGCTTCCAAAGATGAAAGAGCAGGGTTTAATTGAATGCGAAGCGGTAAGCGACTTAGTACGGTGGGCAATCGAATCAGGCGCAGAAGCCACTGGAATAAAGATTGACACGCCAACCGTACTTAAGGGGAAACCAGGAAGAAAGAACAAAGGCGGGTAGGAAGGGTCGGGGGCGGGTTGTGGTGTAGATGCCCCCGATTTTAAAACGTTCAAAAATTAAAATTATGAATTGTCCAATTTGCAATTACCCAATGCTTGCAGTAGATAGAGTAGCCACTATCAATGCAGATGGTAGATCATGGGTTTACAAATACCGTATAATGCGGTGCAATGACCATACGCAACAAACATGGCAAACACCTGAACAATTCCAGGACAACTTGGACGCGATCAACGCAGCGAAGGCAGCGGCCGGAAAGCTTAAAAAAGCAACTTCATGAGAGAACCAAGGCCGGCAAACAAGCTGGCAACTGGTTCGCCCCGGTGCAACGCTGGGAATAAGGCTCTTAGATAGGTCGCTCCGGTATTCAAAGGTTTATCGGGGCGGCTAATTAAAAAACGGTACACAAACTAAAATCATTCAAGATGAATATCACTGAATTTTGCAAAAACCACAACTTAACCGAAGGCCAATTTAATGGTAAAGAAAAAATTGGCGGTTATCTCGACCTGAGAGGCTTGACCAGTATCCCGGAGGGCTTCAACCCAACCGTGGGCGGTTATCTCTATCTGAGAGGCTTGACCAGTATCCCGGAGGGCTTCAACCCAACCGTGGGCGGTGACCTCTACCTGAGTGGCTTGACCAGTATCCCGGACGGGTTTAACCCCACCGTGGGCGGTTATCTCGACCTGAGTGGCTTGACCAGTATCCCGGAGGGCTTCAACCCAACCGTGGGCGGTGGCCTCTATCTGAGAGGCTTGACCAGTATCCCGGACGGGCTTAACCCCACCGTGGGCGGTTATCTCGACCTGAGAGGCTTGACCAGTATCCCGGAGGGCTTCAACCCAACCGTGGGCGGTGGCCTCGACCTGAGTGGCTTGACCAGTATCCCGGACGGGTTTAACCCCACCGTGGGCGGTGGCCTCTATCTGAGTGGCAATTATTCAGACAAAAATACCGCCCCACAAACAGACCTGATATTTTTTCAAGGTGGAGCATACTTAAAAGCGGATGGAGTTTTTGCAATGGTTGTCAGGAAGCGCGGCAATTTGTATGAACTTTCAAAAATAAATTCCAGTACCGCTTTTTGGATGGTAACAGACGGCAAATTTACCCACGCACACGGCGAAACGCTGAAAGAAGCTAAAGAATCATTCCGCTTTAAAATAGAATCAGACCGCATCGCAAGTGAGCCAATCACAAGTGAGACGGTAATAAAGATTCAGCACTACCGAATTATAACAGGGGCTTGTGAGTTTGGCGTTAAAAACTGGATTGAGCAAAATATACCGCAAGCAAAGCGGGCAAGTATTTTAAAAAACGGAATCAAGGCAAAAGACTTACTTCCAATACTTGAAAAGACGGACGCATACGGATTAAGCCGATTTAAGGCGCTATTGACTAGTTGATTAAACAAGGCTTGCCACCGTGAGGCGGCGCGTTTCAATTCTTTGGTGAAAGTGAAATGATAGCGCGACCGTGTTGGGTTCGATGTCCCATCCAAGCCACGAATGATTTTTTCAGTTTGATTTTACCCGCCGGGAATTAGAGAGCCTGGCGGGTTTTTAAACCACTTACACGATGCAAAACCTATCATTCAACCAATACCTAACCGCCTGGAAATTCTGGGTGGTTGGCAAAAAAGCGGTGCAACTACCGCCGGAGCTAATAGCATCCGATTTGCCAGAGTTTCAGAACTGGCGGCGCCAACTACTTCAGGCGAAGATCGACGCGAACAACGCCGGGCATACTTGCAATTTTAACAAGGGCGGCACTCCATCGGGCCGATGCGCAGCGTGGGTAGTGGCGAACAGTCACACACTAAAGATTGTATTCAATGCGAAAGACAAACGCCCGCAGCAGGTTACGCAGACAAGCCGCGACGCTTACCACAGCATTGACTTTACCACGCAGCGGGGGCAAATCGCTTCGATCATATTTGATGCCACACGGTCAAACCAAGACATTACAAGGAAGGAAATAGAGGTGCTGCACGGGCTTGGATGCAACCAGGTAACAGGCCGGGTAAAAGAGTTGCTCGAAATGTCTGAGACAATGCCATTCCAGTTTGGAGGCAAGCCCTATGTTTTGCAGGTCGTAACCACAAGGCTTTCAACCTGCAAAGGATCAAGCAATGTGCCTAACGAGGCTTTACGATGGGTCTTGGTTGCCGGGGACCGGCAGGCTGCACCATCTTACAATACCGCTTTATTTCAATGATTAAACTAATCCACTTCCTTAACCACCAAGCCACAAAACTCTCCAGCTTCATTGACCGCAACGAGGTCGGCTGCTGGTTCGGGCTATACTTATGGGCGCTTTTATCGGTGCTTTTTAACCTTACGGAAAATTAAATTTCAAAATAGCGACACCATGCAAGAGTTAAAACAATCTATTGTTGAAACAATAGGGAACGCATCAACCATAAAAGACAAGGTTGATATTATCAACGAACTAAGGCTTTGTATTCACGAAGTGTCTCCATTCAAAAATGAGCCTGTTGACTTCGTTAAGTGGGTATTAGGCGGCAATGTGGTAGCAAATGACTACAATCCAAACAAGGTAGCACCTCCTGAAATGCAACTTTTGGAGGTTTCAATAACCGAGGACGGATATACACAACCAATCGTAACATCTGCCAATGAAGCAAATTTTGAGGTAGTTGACGGGTTCCACCGTAACAGAGTAGGCAAGGAATCAAAAGTCGTGAATGCACGGATATTTGGATTCCTTCCAGTGGTTGAAATCCGGTCTGAAAACAAAGGGAAAGATCACAGGATCGCATCTACCATCCGGCACAACAGAGCAAGAGGTAAGCACCAAGTTTCCGCAATGTCTGAAATTGTGCTTGAGTTAAAAAACAGGAACTGGACAAACCAGCGTATTGCGCGTGAGCTTGGAATGGATGAAGATGAAATTTTGCGCCTGTGCCAAATATCCGGCCTTGAATCTCTATTTACTGACAAAGATTTTTCAAGAGCATGGATTTCAGGTGATGACGGCATGGTAGATGACTTTGAAGGTATAGACGATGAGGTTTCAGAAGAAGAAATGTTATCTACCAGGATACCGAATGAAGGTGACGTTAACCGGATATTCCACACGCACGATAAATGGGAGCTTATTGAGTATGGGTTTTTTAACAGCAACCATCCGAAACTTTCAGCAGAGCAATGCAAGTACAGATACAAAGAGTTTTTACAAGACTTGGAGTTATTCAGGGCAACGCTTTTTGAGTTGTTTGAAAAATGCCCTAATAGCTGCGAACATAACCTGACAAACGGATCGCTTAATCGCATTGCGTGGCTTGGTCAGGCCGCAGTTTCTTTCAAACATCAAATACCAGCTATCTTTTGTTCTGGATTTAATTTGCTTTCAGATCAAGAGCAAGAAGCTGCCAACCTTGTTGCTTTTGAAGCACTAAACACATGGCTTGAGATGCACGAAATGGAGCCTGTGCCATTTGAAACCGCTTATCAGTCAGGCCGTCAAGTTGAACTTTACTAAACAGAAATAAGATGAAAAAGTATATTAATATTTCCGTTTATGAAGCGGCCAAAAAAAGGATTTCAGAGTCATTCGACACGTTTGAAAAGCTTTACATTTCATTTTCAGGAGGAAAGGATAGCACTGTAATGCTTCACATGGTAATGGATGAAGCGATAAAAAGAAACAGAAAGGTTGGAGTGTTGATAATTGACCTTGAGGCGCAATATTCAGACACCATAAAGCACATCAATGCGTGTGTAGATATGTACGAAGATATGATCGAACTACACTGGATTTGCGCTGAATTGCTTTTGAGAAATGCGGTTTCAAACTTTGAACCTAAGTGGTGTTGTTGGGATTCAGAAAAAGAAAGTGAGTGGGTGCGTGAAATGCCAACACGCTCTTTTGATCTTTCAAAGCTTGATTTCTACCATCCAAAAATGGAGTTTGAGGAGTTTATGGTCTTATTTGGCGAGTGGTATTCGGATGGCAGTCTCACGGGCGCAATGATTGGAATCAGGTCAGACGAATCTTTGCACCGTTACAGGGCTATCGTTTCAAATAAGGTCGGACTGACAATCAACGGGGCAAAGTGGACTACAAAAATCGCAAACAAGCTCTTTAATCTGTACCCTATTTACGATTGGAGGACTGAAGATATTTGGGTATTCCTTGGCAAAAATGCACACCTACCATCAAATCCGGTTTACTCAAAAATGTCAATGGCGGGCGTTCCAATATCAAGCCAGCGACTTTGTCAACCTTACGGAGACGACCAAAAGAAAGGGCTTTGGCTTTACCACTTGCTTGAGCCTGAAACATGGTACAAACTGATAGTTCGCGTTTCAGGGGTTAATAGCGGGTCTTTATACATCCAAGAGAGCGGGAACATTACAGGCATCAGGAAGGTAGAAAAGCCTGAAAATATCACCTGGAAAGAATTTACAAATATGCTGCTAAGGACTTTGCCAGGCAAAACAAGAGACAACTACACGGTAAGATTTAAAAAGTTTATTGCAGGGTGGAAAAAGCGTGGGTATGATTTAATACCGGATGAAAGCCCGCAAATGCTTGAATCAAAGTGTTGGGCGCCTTCATGGCGAAGGATGGCAAGGTGTATACTTCGAAACGATTACTACTGCAAAGGGCTTGGGCAAACCCAGCCGCTTTCAGAATCATATCAAAAGTACAAAGCAATCAAATGGAATCGAATCAAAAATAAAGAAATTGAAACGGTCGAATTGGTTGATTCAGTGATTAAGCTTTTTTAGAAACACCCCGGCTGGCAAGGATTTAAACAGTCCGCATGGTGTCGCTACCTGCCAGCCGGTTCTAAAATAAAAGCGATAAATACCAAAAAACGCCTTATCTTTGTAAGGTCGAATGAGACGCGCGCGGGGTGGAATCCGTGCGATTAGTGCCGTTACAGCGGAAAAGAAATTTAAGAATTGCCCTTTGTAATTCTACGGAGAGACAGGCTGTAACCTGTTAGAAAGGCCGCCAAGCCGCTCCGTAGAACTTACAAGGGGCTTTTTATTTTACATACACATGGCAGACCTAACGTTTACAACCATAGAAGAATCGGCAAGGCACTTCCTGAATATATCCAGGGATGAATATGCGGCATGTAATTACGTCCAAACGTGGGCGGCTTACCCATCAAGCAAAACGCCTGGATTCTGCAACCGGACACGCGGCCAAATGGCTGCCTTTATTGGGATTTCGGAAAGGGGAATGCAAAAGATGCTTTCAAGATTGGAGGGCATGGACTTAATTAAGCGGGCATCTCAAAGCCAGTTTTTATACCGGATTACTGAAAAATGGTTTGAGGTTGTTGTAGCTGCAAAAGATCAAAGGACGGGTGAACAAAGTTCCCGGCAGGGGGTGAACAAAGTTCCCGCATGGGGTGAACAAAGTTCCCGGCAGGGGGGGAACAAAGTTCCTACACATAAGGAGTTAAATAAGGAAGTGTATAAAACAACAACAAAAGAAAAAATTGATGTTGCTGTTTTCGATCCTGAAGTAAATGCTTTGATAGTTGATTCCTTAGGGTTCAAAGCAGACGCATTCGTCGCTCTCACGGCTGGGCTCCTCGGGCTGCACAGGGGAGAGAAGCTGTCTCCTCGGTCGTGGTGCAGGCGCCTCCTGTCGAGCAGCCCCCCCCCGGACGCGCTCC